GCCAGTACAATCAGCTGATCGCGCGCCGTGTCCGCGAGAACAATGTCTACTGTGAGATCTATTCCTATAAAACCGATCTGTCGGTCATCAAGGCAAAGAATCCCAAGGGCATCATCTTCACCGGTGGCCCCAACAGCGTTTATTTGGAGGATTCTCCCACGATCGACCCGGAGATCTTTACATGGGGTGTGCCTGTGCTGGGCATCTGTTATGGCAGCCAGCTGATGATGCATCTGCTGGGCGGTCATGTCTGTCGCGCACCGGAGCGTGAGTACGGCAAGACGGAGGTGTTCGTGGACAATAACAGTAAAATGTTCACGGATGTACAGCCGTCCACCATCTGCTGGATGAGCCACAACGACTACATTGAGCAGGCGGCCCCGGGCTTTAAGATCACAGCCCACACGGTCAACTGCCCCGTAGCTGCGGCAGAGAACGAGGAAAAGGGCCTGTACGCGCTCCAGTTCCACCCGGAAGTGCTGCACACTGCGGAAGGCAAAAAGATGCTGCGCAATTTCGTGTACAACGTCTGTGGCTGCACCGGAGACTGGAAGATGGATTCCTTTGTGGAGAACAATGTCAAGGCCCTGCGTGAGCGCATCGGCGATGGCAAGGTGCTGTGCGCCCTGTCCGGCGGCGTGGATTCCTCCGTTCTGGCAGCTATGCTGGCTAAGGCCATCGGCAAACAGCTGACCTGTGTGTTCGTGGACCACGGTCTGCTGCGTAAGAACGAGAAGGAAGAGGTCTGCGCAGTCTTTGGCCCGGGCAATGCCAATGGCTTTGATATCAACTTTATCTGTGTAGATGCCCGCGAGCGCTATTTCAGCAAGCTGGCAGGCGTTACGGAGCCGGAACGCAAGCGTAAGATCATTGGTGAAGAGTTCATCCGTGTGTTTGAAGAGCAGGCCAAGAAGATTGGCAAGGTGGACTTCCTCGCACAGGGTACGATCTACCCTGACGTGGTCGAGAGCGGTCTGGGCGGCGAGTCTACCGTTATCAAGAGCCACCACAACGTAGGCGGTCTGCCCGATACCGTGGACTTCAAGGAGCTGGTGGAGCCGCTGCGCAACCTGTTCAAGGATGAAGTGCGTCAGGCCGGCCGTGAGCTGGGCCTGCCCGAATATCTGGTCAGCCGTCAGCCGTTCCCCGGCCCGGGTCTGGGCATCCGCATCATCGGTGAGGTGACCCCGGAAAAGGTGGCTATCGTGCAGGACGCCGATGCCATCTGGCGCGAAGAGATCGCAAAGGCTGGTCTGGATAAGGAAATCAGCCAGTACTATGCGGCCTTGACCAACATGCACAGTGTGGGCGTCATGGGCGACGAGCGCACCTATGATTACGCTGTGGCGCTGCGTGCTGTGACCACCACCGACTTTATGACGGCCGAGAGTTACAATATGCCTTGGGATGTTCTGGGCACTGTCACTAGCCGCATCGTCAATGAAGTCAAGCATGTGAACCGCGTGTTCTACGATTGCACCGGTAAACCGCCGGCAACGATCGAGCTCGAATAATGGAATATCTAAAAAATAAACGTGTCTACGATTGAAAAATGAGCAAAAATCGACTTCTGACATCATTTTGACATCATCTGTGGCAAAAAGCACCTGCTGGATGTGCCGGAAATGGTAGCGCGGTTTATTATCGGAGAATAATTTGAAAGCCCCGGAAAGTAACGAGAAATCGAAACTTTCTGGGGCTTTTGTGACATCGTGACATCAAAAAACGAGCTGTGACATCATTCGTTTTCGGCTTAGACGAGTGGCATCAAATCGGATTCATCCTTGGAGGAAGAGGAAGTACTGAGAGTTTCCAGCCTTGACACGAGTTCCTGCTGCTTATTGGGGTACAGATGGGCGTATGTCCGCATGACAACAGGAACAGTATCTATCAGATGCCGAATGACCAACGAGCACGGGTGCTGGTCCGCGGCATGAGCGATGAACGGCCTGAAAAGTTTGCTGGGAACGGCAAGAAGCCGGTGCGTAGGGGAGGATCCTGATGGAGAAAACAGGTACGGTTCTCCCGTGTCCTAAATGCGGGAGCGGCTTTTTGGCATGGGGCAAGCCGTTTAGAAGCGCGACGTCGAAACTTGTCGTACTGTTAGGGCAGCATCGCAGAATTGTCTGTTGCGTGATGTGCGGATACTATGCGCCCTTGAAAAAATGGAACAAAGAGGAACGGAAAAATGAAAGCACACATTGATCCTAAGAGCCGGGAGTGCCCTTTCTGCGGTGCACCGACCTATGAGGTTGTAAGCGTTACAGGCATGAAGTGCGTTCGATGCACCAATAAGAAAAACTGCGGTGCAATCGTCAGTTTCAACAACAAGGACTGTGATGAACGCGGTGTTTCGCCGGCGGTGTACTTCAATCGGCGGGCAGGAAAGGAGTGAATAAGGGTGCCGTGCTATGAGGTCGCAATCGAAGCAAGAAAAAATGATACGGCAGAAAAATGTATGTTTTCTGCATGGATTCGTGGAGAAAACACTCCGAAAGCCGTAGAAGAAGCCTTGCAGAAAGTAGCTTATGAACACCCCAATTTTGGAATGCTGCGCCCAGTATGCGTAGAAGAGCAAAAACCGGTAGCAGCGTGTTGGCGGGAACCATCGGCACCTCGCCGGCAGTGGAAAATAGTTCATAAGTACAAAGTGGAATATAGATCCCCAGTGAGTAATAGGGAACTGCTCAAAAAATCTTATGTGTGGGCAGTATCCGCAGAAGAAGCTGTGGGCTATGCAAAAGAGAACGTTGGAATTTCGGGACTTATAGTGAATGCGGAGGAATCTAATGAATCTGATTCGTGAAATTTTCTTTAGTCCGATGGTCGTGGATGCGGCCGGAATTATCCTGATCGTGGCCGCATTGCCCATGGCGGGCTGGTCCTGGGCTGTGAATCACATGGCGGGCCCGAAGGTCAAAAATGCAAAGGAGGGCACATGAAAGCACATCTGGCGTTCCTGTGCAATGGCCGGTGTCAGTGGTGCAAAAGCCGTTGGGACTGCGGCAAAGCGAGAAGATTCCTAGCAAAAATTTTCGGGTGCAAAGATTGGAGATGGCAAAACAGATGAAGAACATTCGCCAGCAGCGGGCTGATGAACGGGATAAAGCGGCGCAGATCTTCACTTGGTGTATGGTGGTGGCTATGCACCAGGAAGAGGGCATTGGAGCCACACGCTTGGAGCGGGCCTGTAATGAGATGCACGAGTTTCAGCAGCGGTATAGGGCAAAAATCCTGACCGAGAACCGCAAGAGTGCAACGGATGCCATGCGGGAGGACTTGAAAGGCATCTGTGATTTTGAGGTCCGGCTTCCGCAGACCAAGGCTCCGCGCAACCGCAGGGAAGAGCAGCTCCGCATGGCCCAGAACGAGGGCGCAGAGATCGCCTGGCTGGTTATGGCGGCAACAACGCACCTGACCTTCGGCTTCGGCAAGGAACGGCTTGCCCGCTTGAAGCAGGAAACGCTGGATAACTACCGGCAGTACATCGGATGGGTAGAGCAGGACGGTGAAGCCTATGCAATGGAACTGCTTCGCCGCTGTTCGGAACAGGCTTTGCAGGAAGAACTCAAAATCAACGATATGCGGGAAAGCAAAGATCATATCCTGCCCGGCGGCTCCGCAGAAGCCCAGAGGGCAGATATGCTGCGGGCAATGGAGGCCGTATCGGCTAAGATGGCAGCAGAGCGCGGCATTACCCGCCAGCCGCTGGCCGTTTTGAGCCAGAGTGAAATTTCCCGCCGCATGAGCGCAATTTGAGCAAACAAAAAGAGGACTGCTTGCGCAATCCCCCGAGAAAAGCAATTCTATTATACCTAAATTGATGGATTTTGGCAACGTAGAACAGGAGGATGCGCAAAATGACTATCCCGGAAGATATGATGGCGTTCATCGAAGAAACTGCCCGCAAAGCTGCCCGCGAGGGTGCAAAGGAAGTTGTGGCCGAGCAGGCCCGTAAAGCCGCAGGCCGGTGTGACCGCCGGTTGCGGAACACGAAGTTGCTCCTGAAGAACTACCGGATGTTCAAAAAACATTGCACGGGTGCGGTCTATACGGACGAGGCTGGCGAACATGATGGTCAGGAGGAAGAAACCGCACTGGAACTGCTGGACATGATGCTCCAGCGGAACAATGCCATTACGGTTGAATCCATCCGCAACAGCTGCCGGCGCACTAAAATCATGATTCGCCATATCGATGCAATGCTTGGCCTGTACGAAACCTACTGCGCCCAGAGCGACAATGAAGCTCTGAAGCGGGGCCTGCGCATCATCAAGGCCATGTACAT